ATAAAAATTCTGAAAAAATTTATTGACTGGAAAATTAAACGGGGAATTTATCGCCATTATTCACAACAAGATATTCAGAAAATACTTAATTGGAAATCACAAATTCAGAAAAATAATCAATTTGGTTTCAAAGAGCGGTCAACCATTTCTGATTGACTCTTACGGTTACCCGTAAGTTTGGACTATCTCATAACCCCATAGGGTTCTTCGTCTATAGTCTCTACACCATCCCATCAATTTTTGATGGGCTTGGCTCGGTATTGTCTCAAATAATGATTTGAGATGTTCACCGAATTTACGAAGTTTTTCAATTATGGTTTCCCATAAAAGGATGCAAATTCTCACATCCGGATGGATAAGCCCGACATAAAAACCATCGGGGAATCTCGGGACAGAAGATACCTCCAATAAACGAACAGCTTTCCTGATTTCCTTGATTGTAGCGGTGTGTGCCTTAATAACATTGGACCTATGCGTAGCAGCTCCGGCAAAGAGGACAGTGCCTCCAGCCAGCGCTTTCGCAAGAACCGCATCATCAAGGGTTTTAGCCGCATCGCGGGCCAAATCCTTCATGATGGCTTCCTTCGTGCCATCAATCGCCACATCAGAGAAAAGGCGGGAATTTTTCACCAAGTTGCCATACTCGGTTAGAGTTCCCGAAACCCTCCTAGCGGTTGAAGACCTGGCAGTCGGATCGCTACCTTCCGAAAGAGTAGCGCCAGCTGGACTCACCTTGGACAAGCCATACCACCATACAACTTTTCCTGATCCCTTCGGAACAATGGCCCTTTTAGATAATCCCTTAAAGGCCAGCCAATCATCAAGGTTAGACAGAAAGAAGTTGTGCCAATACTGTTTGAGTAGCTGTGCAGTCGTCGTAGTTGTTCCTGTAGCCAACTAATTTTTCCTTGCTTTACTTCCCGGGAGCGACCTTACCGGATGCCCCTGCGCTTGAGATACTCTTTTTGCTTATCCAGAGACAGTTTACTGAACTGCTCCGCCGTAAGAGTTCCTCCGCCAGGTTCTCCGGTAACAGTTCCCTCGCCCGTTTCGGGCTGGGCGGCTTCTTTTTCGCGAATCTCTTTGCCCTTCGTCTCTGCCCCCTTCTCATAAACCGGCTTCAGCTTCTCTTCCCAGATTTGCTGGGCCGTGAGCTGGGGATAGAGCTTTTTAAGGTCAATCAGAGTTGCGCGATGAGCCGCCGTCTCGGGATGGGCGCTTATAAAATCGGAGATTGTTCCAATGGTTTTTTGCTCCTTGAGTTCCCCTTCAATTTTTCTAAGCGACTCCTTGACAGTGGATAGCTCAACCCCTCCCGGATTGGTCTCTGCTATTTCTTCCAGCTGTCTTTGATGCGCTTCCTTGGCCTCCTGCAACTGATGTTCTTTTTCAGTTGCTTCGGCCGCGAGCCGTTTATTTTCATCCAAGAGGCGCATCGCTTCCTTGGACGATTCGGCGAACTTTGTTTTATAGTCCACCTCCGGCTCGCCTGTTGCCTGCGTTCCTTCTTCGGTTTCCTCGCCAGTTAGAGTTTCCTCGTCGGCGGTCTCCTCTGGAGGAGTTTGCGGGTCTTCCATAAAAACCTTGCCGTCCCAGACGCTTCAGGCTAACCTTGCTTGTTCGCCTGAAATCAACCGGGGTTTGGCATACTTATAAAATTACTTCTTTGCCTTCTTCTTTTTTTTAACCGGTTTGGCTTCCTCTTCTTCGGGCGCAACCGGCTTAGATGCTTCAGCGGCTTTCCTTGCGGCCTCCTCGGCATCCCTCCTTGCCTGTCCTTCTTTTGACATATCTTACTTGGGCTTGTTGAGCTGCTGCAGGGTTTCTTCAGCCCTTGCGGCTTCATCAACAATACCCGCTAATTCCCCTTCTATTTCCGCTATTATTTTTTGCAGTTTTTTGGCAACCTCCAAATCTTCAACCGTATGAAGTTTGTTAATATCGCAATAGAACTGGAGCTTTCGGTGGACAACCTCCTTGTAAACCGCCCAGCCCTTGCTTGAAAGCAGCTGTTCAACTAGCCTTCCTCGTTCTTTGGTTTCTTTGGCGCCGATTTCAATTTCCTCTGGGGTCATATTACATAACTTCGCGGTAGGTCTTTTTCTTTGCCGCAACTTTTTCCTTTGTCTTCACTTCACCTGCATAAGATTTCCCATTTAGAAAACAAATATGCACATATCTTCCCTTTGACAAGGATTTGGTTCTAACCCGACCACCCTTTTTTACACAACTATCAAACGCATGTGGCATTATAATTCCAACCTCGGCATTGCGCTGGCCATCAGGGCCTGACGTATTGCCTCGGGCGTTAATTGCTGGCCCGGCGCTGGCAACCGAGGAGCGCCTGGCCCGACCATCCCAGGGGCCGCGCCAGCTGCCGGAACCTCTTTCGGTTTCTCAAAAAATGAATCAACATCGCCAAAACCCGCCTCTTCAAGCCACTTCTTATAGAGCTTCACCCTGAAATCGGGATATTGCTGTAAAAGCGATTCATCCCGTCCGGTGATATTAAGAAAGTCAACAAACTGCTTCTGCCTGACGGCTTTGGACATAATCGCCGAACGGTCGGCTGAAATTCGGACATCGTATTTGCCGTCAATTTCTTTGGGGTCAAACTCCAAAAATACGGATTCTTTTTCGTTGTCAGTAATTTTCAAGAGTTGTTTCTTGCTCAAAAACTTAAGATTAAGGGCAAGAATCATCTGCCCAAGCTCCGAGAGGGCATCCTTGATATTGCCGTCAACCTGATCAAGTAACGTCTGGACGTTCTGCTGGCCGATAACCGCCTCGGTGGCAAATTCCGCCCCGGGAACGCCTTTAAGCAGGTTCACAACCATTGAGGCCTGCTGGAACTCGTTGTCAAGAATTTTAAGCATCTCCAGGGCCGATGGCTTGATGTCTCCTATCTCCTCGGCCTTGAGGTCCGTGTTTATATCGTCAACCGTAATAACTCCTCCGGGTCTTCTTACTAAATCCATCGGATTGATTTTTGCTCCCCGGCGCTTGAACCACTGCTTATTATTAATCAGCGAAACATTGTCAAAAACCTCGTTGACCATATCGTTAAAGGCCTTATTAAGCTTTAGGGTCGGTTCAATCCCCCCAATATCGTAAGCCCGGTTGGGCAAGGGGCTGGCCTTGCATCTCACCTTAACGAAGGGGATAAACCCGTAGGGGTTGGGAATGTTCCTTAAAACCTGCGTGCCAGCTACCGTATTGCCGGTAGTTACGACCCTCTTGAGAGTCCATCTCTCCAGCAGTTCACCCTTAGGGGCTTCTTTGCTTTCGCTTATAACCGTATCGTCAAACTGCGAAAACTGGGTAAGTTCTTCTTCCTCTCTGCCCGCACCGATCGGAATAATATGGTTCCGGCCATCGTTATATCTTTTATCACTCTTAATATCTTCTAGATTCTTGACAATGCGATGAATCACCGAGGGCGAGGACTGGAAGGTAGGCGAAAAATAGTCCATATAAATATCCGGCAAAGAAACCGGAGCCATAAACGGCACGCCACCTTCGCCCCTGTTTTTGCTTATGTCCCAGCCGACCTTCATCACGCCATCCCCAAAACAAAGCATCTGCTTAATCCAAGTAACAATCTTCTGCCTAGCCCCTAAAACCTTGCGCCACTGGAACTCAAGCAGTTTCTCGGCCACCCTTGCCTTGGCCGTATCGTCAACGCCCTCCGCCTCGCACTGAATACTTTGATTCGGACCAGCGAGAAAGGCGCTTAAAAGCTCAACCGCCTCATGGGTTTTGGGTATAAAAAGATTTGAAAGGAACGGATTCTTAGTTTCGTCCAGCAAACTCATATAGGCCTCGTAGCACTCAACCCACTTTGAGCGCCTTGAAGACGAGCATTCCTGATAATACTTTCTTTCGTTGGCCGTTTTAAGGGCCAGTTCATCGCCTTTGAGTTCCTTTTCTTCTGGTTCTTCTTTCTTGGGCACTCACTAACTCCTTGCTAATCGTAATGAAACCTTGATTTTTGATATGGTTCTAACTGATTAAACTCGCCTCTCGGGGCAAACTCCGAACTTCGCTTCTTTGTTGTTTCTAAAATCGGCAGCTCTTCGGGATATAAATAAAGGCTCCCTATCGCATATCTGATTGCCGACATGGCGTGATTTTCACATCTCGGGTCCTCTTCGTTGACCACTCTGCCATCCTTGTCGGTAAGCCACATATAGTTGCGGTATTCCTTGATTGTATTCACCGACCGCTTGGTTATAAAAATCTTCTGGGCTTGAACCGCCTGAATACCCCTTAACACGCTCCCTGGCCCTTTTTGGCTTGGGAAGATTGAAACCCCGTAAAGCTTGATTTCATCTATTGATTTCGGTTCCGCGGAATCGGCTATCACCAAAGCTGACTTCTGAAGTTTTAAGGTGTCCGCTATCTGCTTATTTGAAAGTTCCTTTTGATAGTCAATCTCGTCTAAAACATAAGCGCCGTTGTAGTAGTAAACCGCAAGCATTGCCGTGGGGGCATTGCTGTATCCATAATCCACCCCATACCGCTCAAGCCGCGCCTCGGGCGGCACTTCGTCTATAATCTGCCAATTCTTGTAAATCCGGGCCTCAATTTCCCCTAACTGACCTTCGCCATAAACCCTCCACCATGCCCTATTTAACTTTCTTTGTTCAATCGCCTCTTTAATTGATTCCGGCAACGCTTGATTGTCTTTGTAAGTCAGGATTATGCTTTCGCAGTCGTTTCTGTTTTTAACCTTATCATAGAACCAAAACTCGTTAGTCGGGTTCCAGTCCAAAAACACTACATCATTAGTTCTAACTTCTAACTGGTCAAAAACGGCGTAGGGGATGTTATTGCACTCGTTTATAAAGAGCCGGTCTCTCCTTGGCCCCCTGACTTTATCCGGCTGATCCGCTGAAAAAAACTCTATCTTGCTTCCGGTTTCAAATGTGTAAATATAGTCCGATTTGTTCCACCGATCATCCGTGAAATACTGATGGGCAATCATAATGTCCAAAAACTGTCTCATCGCTCCCCGCTTCAGATGCGGAAATGACTCTGAAATAACGCTGGTAATCGTAGGAACCTTATCCCGCTGAGCCAAATCAATCAGCAATAACAGAATTGAAACCGTTTTAGCCGCCGCTGTTCCGCCCTGGGCCGCCCGAATCCGTTTGGTCAGACCCGCTATTTTCCGAAGGGTTGTTGTTGTTTGATAAAGCATCTAAAGGAACGTTCAAATTGCCCAATATCGGAATGGGCGTGCCCTCCGGGCCGGAGACTTCAGTTAACCTTGGCAGAACATTGCCGGCCAGCTTGAGGATAAGCGATTCCTTAAACCTTTTTTCAACCTTCTTCTTGCCCGTTAAGATATCAAGACACTCTTGGACAACCAAATTCCGCAGCTTCTTTGACTGCAATCTCTCATCATAATCTTTGCCCAGTGTTCTACCCATTGTGTAATTTCACCAA